GGTAACGAGACTTATTTAACAAGTAACTTGATTGACACAGTAAGCTCTAGTAATACTGGAGATACACAGGACATTGAGTTACAAGGCAGTATTATTTCAGGCTCTGGTGTAAACACTGTCTTAACACCTTTTTCTCAGACTGTTACGCTAGATGGTCAGAATAAAGTCCCGCTTGCTACTCCTTTGGCTAGAGCTAACAGAATGTACAACGACGGTTCTGTAGAGCTTTTGGGCAGGGTACTAGCTTATGAAGACACAGCTATTACTGGCGGTATTCCTACGGACGTAAGTAAGATACATATTGATATTCCTGTAGGTCTACAACAATCGTTTAAGTGTGCAACAACTATAGATGATCAGACTTACTTAATCTATACTGGTAGTTTTGGTAGTATCAGCCTAAGACAATCTGCTGTAGTTGACTACTACCTAGAGGTTAGAAATCCAGGTGGTGTGTTCAGACAGCAAACCGCAATCAGTTCCTCTAGCACAAGTGGTCCTTGGCAGATTAATCAAGACCCATGTCTAATTATCCCACCTAACTCAGATATAAGGTTCAGGGTAGAAACTGGAACTAACGCAGCAATAGCTTTTGCACACTTCAAAGGCTACGTAGCAAAGGTTATAGGATGAATCAATCTAATCAAGCTAATCAAGCATACGAACAGCAGTTGTTAAAGGCACAAATAGCAAATGACGTGTTCTCGACTCAAGCCGAGTGTGTATCACGTTCTAATGATCTAGGTCTTGGTGGGGAAGTCCACGTCGTACAAGACAGTTACGGTCAAGCCTATTACATGCCAGGAAAGAACCAAGACGAATATTTGTCTTACTACCAACCTGACATCAATGAAGCGCCTATGGCTGAAGAAAAAGACGCTATGTCTCTCGCTATTGAGGCTATTATTGGAGCCGTTATGAATAAATCGGTTGAAGGTCAAATCCTTAAGGTAGATGAAGAACAGCGTATTATTTACGGGTGGGCTTCTGTGGCTACGGATAAGGGTGTACCTGTTGTAGACTTGCAAGGAGATATCATTGAGATGTCAACCCTTGAGAAAGCCTGCAACGAATTTATGGAATTTGTACGTGTTGGTAAAACAATGCATGTCGGAGATCAAACAGGTGTCGTAATTCACTCGATGCCTATATCCGAAAGCATTGCCAAGGCGTTTGATATTCAGTCTGACCGGGAAGGATGGATCGTAGGCTATAAAGTCTATGATGATAACGTCTGGAAGATGGTTAAGTCTGGTGAACTGCGTGCCTTTAGTATTGGGGGTCGCGCTATTAAGGAGGAGTATAATGGCTAACATTATCTCTATGCTGAAATTAGAGGAGTTGTCTCTCGTTGACAACCCAGCAAACCCGTTGGCTATGGCTCCTCTGTATAAACGAAACTCCCAAGAAGGAGATAACATGTCTAAAGAAACTAGTGCGCCTGAGACGGTAGCAAAATCTGAGTTTGATGAACTAGCAGAGACGCTGGATTGTCGTGAAAAAGAAGCCCAGATGCTTCGCAAAGCTCTCATTGAGAACGGATTTGTCATTAAGGCAGAGTCGGTTGAGAAGAAAGCTACTGTGGAGTATCTTGAAATTGAAGGTGAAAAGATCAATAAGGCCGATGTGCCTGCTGCCATTCTCAAGAAAATGGAAACTGATGCTTGTGAAAAGCGTGCAATGGAACTGACTAAGCGTGCGGAAGAACTCCTTCCTAATGTAAAGAAAGACCATGCTGAAGCTCTCGTGCAGAAGTTTGAAGTTGAGATTGCTGGAAGTCAGGAAGATATCCTTGAGTTTCTTTCGGCAGTTGATGGACTTTTTGCAGGCCAGATGGAAGAAGTTGGCAAGAAAGAAGTAGACGCTGACATGACAGACCCTGATGAAAAGCTCGAAGCTCTCGTTAAGGTTCACATGGAAGAAAACAAAATGGCCAAGAAAGACTATGCTAAGGCTTATGCAGCAGTTGCTAAGACCGATGAAGGTAAGTCTCTTATTGCCAAATCTTACAAAGGAGATAGCTAATCATGGCTACTTACGCAAATGCAATTAACGCCACGTACCTTGCTGGTTCTGCTATTACGCAGCACAAGTTTGTTTCGCTGGCGGCTGATGGTCAAGTAGATCATTCGGCAAATGGTGCTGCTGGTCCCGGTGTATCCGTAACAGACCAAGCCACAGTTGGTGGAGCAGTTACCGTACAAGAATTTGGTCGCGCACTTGTTACAGCAGGTGGTTCCATTACTGTTGGTGATGATGTCGCTTCTGATACCGCTGGTGTAGCTATTCTGGCTGCTACTGCGGACATCGTTCGCGGTGTTGCGCTAGAGACTGGTGTATCGGGGCAAATTATTGCTGTTAAACTCATCGACGGCGGAAACGCTGCGGCTTAATAGAGGATAATTAAAGATGCCTATTCTAACCCCATCTGACGTACATATTGATAAACCACTTACGAACTTGACCTTGGCGTATGTCCAGGATCAGTCTATGTTTATCGCAGATAAAGTTTTCCCGATTGTTGGTGTACAAAGCCAGTCGGACTATTACTATATCTATGACCGTGATAATATGAACCGTAAGGGCGATGTTGCTAAAGTTGCCCCACGGACTGAACTCGAAACCATTGGTATGTCCATCTCGAACAGTACTTATACTGCTGACGTGTATGGTCTTGCTATGGACTTCGATGAGCAAACCCTTGCTAATGAGGATGCTGCTCTGGAGATGCGTACCGCTGGTGCAGAGACACTTGCTATGCGTATGATGATCCACCGTGAAAACCAATTCGCTTCTACGTTCTTCGCCACTGGTGTTTGGACAACTGAAGTAGATGGTGTATCTGGTGCGCCTGCTGGTGGTCAAGTCCGCCACTGGAGCGACTACACTAACGGTACTCCAATCACGGATGTTACTACTGCACGTCGCACTATGCAGCTTGCATCTGGTGGCTTTAAGCCAAATACAATCGTACTTGGTAAAGAAGTCCGTGATCAGTTGATCAACCACCCCGATATCCTTGCTCGTCTTAATGGTGGCGCTACTGTCACTAACACGGCATTGATTACGGATTCTAAGCTGGCAGAAATCTTTGAGGTAGAGAACTTCTACACAATGGAAGCTGTCGAGAACACTACTGCTGAAGGTATTGCTGAGTCAAACGCCTTTATTGGTGGTAAGCATGCTCTCTTGACGTACACACCGTCTAGTGCTTCGCTTATGTCTCCTGCGGCTGGTCTTACCTTCGCTTGGAATAACCTTCCCGGTGTTGCTAACCTTGGCGTCTCTGTTGAGTCGTTCTCAGGTGACTGGCTCCGTGTTAAGCAGATTGCTGAACGTATTGAGGTCAAGATGGCCTATGATATGAAGGTGGTTGGCGCTGACATGGGTTACTTCTTCAATGGCGTAATCGCTTAATCGCTTAGTCATAAATAAAGTGGTGTCCCTTAGTTGGGGCATCACTATTAAGTTAGCTTATAGGAACCCGATATGAAGACTTTTCAATACAACCTCCCCGTGTTCATCAAGAACCCAAGTGGTCTTACGTCTGCCGGGAGGCATTATAAACAAGGTCAACATTACCCTTGGCTTGAAGTAGGTGTTGATGTTAACAAAGTACAGATCCTCTTTAACAATGGCTATGTCTATCACAACGTTGAGTTCGAGAAAGAGCTAAAGAGTGTTGGTGATGGTCTTGAGTCCCTTGGCACAGAAGAGCTTGAGGAACTTGTTAGAAACATCAACAAGAAAGTCAAAGACAATACCCGTAACGAGACAGAATACAGAAAGAAAAGGTGCCGAGAATCTACGATCCTAGATAAACAACGGGGTCATATTCGTCGGTGGCGCAGTCTCTACGGAGAAATGGAGAACCTTTAATGACTTGGAGCTACTCAGAGGACGTACTTAATACGACTACTGCTAGTGGTAAACTTAATACCGTTAGATTGTTGGTTGGTGATACGGATGAAACAGATAGACTTGTACAAGATGAAGAAATCAATTTCGCACTAACCCAATCTGACAATGTTTACTATGCAGCCTCTTGGGTAGCAAGTGTCATTGCTGCTAAGTTCTCTCGTAAAGTATCTACAGAACTTGATGGTCAACTCCGTGCTGACTACTCTGATCTGTCTAGGCAATACAATAAACTCAGCGGTACACTCCGTCAAAACGGTACTAAATATAACGCTGGTTCTCTCGGTGTAGTATTTGGTGGTACTGATATCTCTGCTATCGAAACTGTAAGAGAACAAACAGACAGGGTTAAACCTTCGTTCCGTCGTGATCAATTCAGAATCAATGGTCAGTATGAAGACTATGACACGAGCTATAATCAGTAATGTTCCGTAATTATGAACTCCTTTGTATGCTAGGTGAACATGGTAGGGAAGTAACCTTACGTGTTAACTCTACATCTGGCGCTTATGATCCTGCTACCGGGACTATTTCCGGTGGTGCTACTACTGATTACACTGTCATGGCTTATCCAAGTGACTACAACCTCATGGAAAGACAGGCGTCTCAGATTGTAGATGGTATGCGTAAAGTCGTACTTTCTACTATAGATACCAATGGTAATGACATACCTTCTCCAGAAGTCGATGATCAGATCATAGGTATTGGTGATACGGTAAACGTTACTCGTGTACAAACAATATACTCTAGTACGGCTGTTTGTTATATCTGTCATGTGAGGGAATAATGAGGGCTGAAGTAAACAGAGGTCAGATACTTAATAAGTTCAAGAATGCAAAAGATCTCGTTGAAGAGGCTAAGGCTGAGTCAATGAGAAAAGCTGCTGCTTGGGTAGTTCTTAGGTCGCCAGTTGACACAGGGACTTACATGGAGAACCATAATATCGGTGAAGGTAACTCTGTACCTGCATCAAGTATACAATCAAGTTTTGGTAGACCAAAGGTAGATTATGGGCCTGTCTCTCAAGCATCCTTGAACAATATGTATGCTCAGATAGATAGGCTCCCAGAAGACTGGAAACGGGCCTCTATAGCCAATACAGCCTTTCATTCGGAGGAAGTTGAGTACACCCACGGCTACGGTGTCTACACGTCACTTAGAGCAGCTTGGCCACAACTAAAAGCAGAAGCAGTAGCAGAAGCAGAGGCTAGGTCTAAGACATGATTT